TGATGGTTTATCTCAAAACTGTTTTGACACCTCAGTCCGAATTCGAAGTAGAAATTCAATAGGGTCAGCATCGGCAATTAGGTATTTAAATTGCGAAGATTCAATCGTAAATGAGGTGCAAAGCCCTCTTGAAGCAACACACGTAGAATTTGAAACAAACAGGCATGTAGCTGGTGATCGAGGTGATCGCCATGTGATAGACGTTTGGTACGAAGGAAAATTAGTTTCAAGCGTTCATTGCAAAACCGATGATTCTTGGTTTAAGTCTGGTGTTTCTAAAGACATTGCTACAATAGTTGTTTCGTTAGAAACTTTAGGCGGTGCAATTCCGGTTGTTCCAGCGGCTCCATACGGCGAAGCTGATATAAAAAACGGTGAAAAGATATTTACTGTTGGTTGTTCAGATGGCCGCGTTCCTCGTGCTAGATGCGGAAACGTATTGCAAGTTTTAAACGGCTTGATTTATTATTTGCCTCAATCAATAAGCGGCGACAGCGGGTCTGCCGTTTTTAAATACTCAAGTAAACGAGACGCTTGGGAAGTAATTGGTCGAACTGCATGGGCAATGCAAGTGGATGGTAGATGGATCGGATTGGCAATGACTTCCGACCGCATTTCCGACATTCGGGCTGGTCGAGTTTCGGCTGGAAGTTTTAAGTTGCCCGAAGGTGCTGTTTGCCTTTCGACAATTTGCAATGATTTGCCGGAAGGAGCCGTAACGTGTGATGAATTAAGACACGTTGCATTGCATCAGGAATCTGATCTTCCTAAGCGTCTCGACGTAAGTAATCAGCGAAGATGGAGATTTCCAATTCGCGGAGAAGATATTAGAGAAAAGCCTAATCGACCATTTAAAGATAGAGAATGGACAATTATTAGTGGAATTACTGACTTTATAAGGTCTTTAATAAAGTTTGCTTTTTGGGTAGCCATAATAACAATCATTGCAGCGGCGTGGATTGCACCTACGATTTTGTCACCTTTAAAATACGACTGGCCGATTCAGTTTGTTAAATATGTTCTTGGTTTGATTAGGAAGAAAAAATGAAGTTTAAGTTATTGTTTGCATTAGTTGGGGTGTCAGCTTTATTGGCTGTTTCGTGCGTCGGTGATGATTCAGCAGAATCTGCACTAGGAATGCAAGAACCAATTGAGGTTCCGTCCTTAATTAAATCGAAAGCTGGTCAAATTTCTTGCATGCCGTGTGTTCGCGGTGCTGTTCGTCGAGTTATTGAAAGTCCTGTAGTAAATCGAGTGGTTGGCGATAGAGAGATCCAACGAAAACCTGTTCGACGCATGCTTCGACGGCTGCTCCGACGATAATTAAAAATGAGTAAAAAGAAAAATCCATATTACGCTATGATCCCTAAGGATATTCAAGGGAATTTAGCGTGGCGAGCCAAATGGCGAACTGACGCAATGAAGGACAAAGGACTTCAGCGTGATTTTCGCCAAATGGCAATGGATGATGTTCTTTTCTTTTTTGGTGCTATGTGCTGGGCGTTTGAGCCTCGTTCGGCAATTAAGATTTTGCCGTTCATACCATGGAAACACCAAGAAGAAGTAATGGTTGGGATGGACGAGTCGGTTGATAACGCTGAAAAGCTTTATGAAACTACGCAAACATGCCTTGACGTTGTTCTTGATAAAAGCCGTGGTCAAGGTGCTACTTGGATGTATTTGATGATTTGCTTGCGTCGCTGGCTTAGAGACGACATGTTTTCGGCTGGCCTTGTTACAAGAACGGAACGTCTTGTAGATTCGGATCGCGATCCTGATACGTTGATGTGGAAAATTATTTGGGCAATGAAATTGCTTCCAGCTTGGATGATGCCGGAAGGGTTTATTTGGTCAAAACATCGAAACGTAACTGAACACTCGTTGCTTAACCCTCAAAACGGAGCTTCTATTGTTGGTTATGCTGCAACTGGAGATGTTGCTCGTGGTGGTCGTAAAACTCTGTTTTGCATCGACGAGATTGGCGGTAAAGAATTTATCACCGGCGGCAAAGACATTGAGGTTATGAACTCAACGCAACACGTAGCTAATTGTCGGTTTCTTGTTTCAACGTTTGGTGGAGACTCTGGGGCATTTTACGATGCAGCACAAGACGCAAAAAACGGAAACAGCGATGCTGTTTATTTAGTGTTGGATTGGAAAGATAATCCAATCCAAAATAGAAAACAATACATTTTAAAGCATGGCACAATTAGAGATGTAAATGCAAAAAAATATGGCGGCAAACTTACCGATAAAGAAAAAGCTTTAATAAAAAAACAACACGTAAAACTGGCTCGGCGAGGATATAAGTGTACCGACGTAATAAGAAACACTTGGTACAACCATCAATGTTTGCGACCTGGAGCTACTCCAAGGGGTGTTGCTCAAGAACTTGATAGGAATCCTAAAGGTGCAGTTTCTAAAGTTATTAGCTCTGAAATAATTAACAAAGCAAAAGCTGATTCTGCTAGACCACCAGATATAAAAGGTCGTTTGCTAGTAGACATGGAAACTGGTCAGCCAGTCGAACCTTATTTTGTTGAAGACGAAGGCGGTGAACTTTCTCTTTGGTTTAAACCTGACTTAAACGGAAAACCTCCGTTTGGAGTTCATTCAGTAGGAATTGATATTGGAGGTGGAACTGGAGGCAGCTACACGGCTAACTCGGTTTGTTGCGTTATTAATAAGATGACTGGTGAGCAAGTTGCTGAATGGTCTAGCAACCTTGCTGAACCAAGAAAGTTTGGAATTATTTCAGTTGCATTGTGTCGATGGTTTAATGATGCAGTTATGATTCCAGAAGCCAACTTTGGAGGTGGATTTTTAAAGGTAGTTGAAGACGAATTGTGTTATCCAAAATTGTGGCAAAGAGAAACTTCGGTTTATGGTCTTAAGAAACTGACCAAAAAAACTGGATTCTGGATGACCAATGATGACACAAAGCTTGCTTTGTTTGAGGGAATGGTTGCTGCAATTGCAATGGGGACTTTTATTCCAAGATCCGAGGAGCTTTTGGAAGAATGCGGTCAATATGAATGGAAAAACGGAAAAATTGTTCATGTTGGTTCAAGAAAAAGCGAAGACGAAGGTGCAAAAGGCAAGTCGCACTCTGACAGGGTGATAGCGGCTGCTTTGTCAGTTTACGAGATGGGGCAATCTGTTTCACACGACGAAACGCAAGAATTAATCGAAGAAAATGCCCCTGAAGGCTCTATGGCAAAGCGAATACATGAGTACGACAGAACAAGGAACATGGCTGGCGATCCTTGGGTAGAGGCAAATGTTGACATATTTGGTACAATAAATTCGGAGCATGTTGATACATGGTTGTAAATCGTGATTGATTTAACCTCAGAAATACAAATACAGCGTCTTTTTGCAGCAATTGAATCGTCTAGGCAGGCTATGCGCCCGTTTTTAGATGAGCGAAAATCAATGCTAAAAGAGTACGTTGGAAGTCATTACAACGGAAACGGTGCGCCGCATGAGGTAATTGTTAACCTTATTGCTCAAACTGCTGATGTTTACACTATTGGTTTAGCTGCAAACAATCCAATAGTAAACATCACGACTAATTCAAAAGAACTTTTGCCTTTTGCTAATCGTTTTAAAGTTGGAATAAACAACCAGATAAAGGAAATGAGATTTAGCGATACATTGCAATGTATTGTTCTAGATTCTTTGTTTGGCCTTGGAATTTCAAAAACCCATTTAGCGGAATCAGATCCAATTCAATTGGAAGATGATGTGTGGGCAGACGTTGGTCAAATTTATGTAAGCAGAATTTCATTAGACGATTTTGTAATGGATTTGACCGCAAAAGAAGTGCGTCGCTGCAAGTTTATGTCAGACGAATACAGGGTTTCTTGGGAAAAGTGCAAAGAGCATCCAAACTTTGACAAGAAAGTGTTGGAAAAATTAAATCCAACCTCCAAGCATGACAGAAGTTCTGAACAGGCAAACGACATTTCAAGTGGATTGCTTACTGACGACGACGAATACGAGCCAATGATCGACCTTATTGACGTTTGGCTTCCAGAATCAAAAGTTATTGCTACTTTTCCTCGCTACCAACAAACAAAGCCTCTTGCGGTTTTACCTTGGAGTGGAGCAGAAGGCGGTTGCTACGATTTGTTAAGTTTTTCTGACGTGCCAGATAATGTTTTGCCATCTTCTCCAATGTCAAACCTAAAGGCGTTGCACGACCTTTACAACGGTTTGATTAGAAAACAAGCTCGCCAAGCAAAAAGACAAAAAACAAACCCTGCTTACAGGCCGGATGCTCAGGACGACGCAAGCAGATTAAAGAACGCCTCAGACGGAGAGTGGGTCAAGGTTAAAGATCCTTCTGGCGTAAATGTAATTCAACAAGGTGGTGTTGCTCAAGAAAACGTAGCATTTTCAATTGGAATTATGGATTTGTTTGATCGGCAAGCTGGAAACTTGTCGGCAATGGCTGGCCTTGGTGCGCAAGCACCAACTGCAAGTCAAGAGGAACTTATTCACGCTGCTGTAAGTCGAAAAGAAGCAAAGATGCAACAACGTGTGCATGCTTACACGGCAAGTGTCATGGGTAAAATTGGTCACATGATGTGGGCAGATCAGTTTTTAAATGTTTCAGGTCAAACCGAGGCAATTGTAGGTTCAGGAATAATGGTTGATTCCTCTTGGACTCCAGAATTAAGAGAAGGTGATTTTTGGCAATACAATTTTGATATAAGCCCAGGGTCTACAAATTACGAATCAACGGAGGCAAAAATTGCAAAAGTTGAAAGAGCAATGGACAGGCTTCAGCAAATGTATCCAATGATTCAAGCTGCTGGTGGCGACATTGACGTAGAGGCTTTAACGAGATTGTATGCTGATTATCTGCAAATTCCTGAACTAGAAACAATAATCACATTTTTTCAACCTTTAAACGATATGGGCGGCGGCAGTCCTGAATCTGCTGGAATGCCTAACAATACAACTAGAAATTACGTTAGAAGAAATGTTCCAACTGGCGGTACTCCGCAGGCGAGAAGCGCAGCGTTGCAGCAAAGTTTGTATGGAAACGCTTCACCTAATCAACAGCAAATGCTTACAAATCAAGGTGCTTAAAATGGAAAAAAAACAATACAAAACATCTAAAGGTTTTAGAACTGTTTTTGCCAAAGTGAAGCCAAATTTTACAAAAAACAAAAGTGATGTGTTTCATGTGCCAAACGTTAATAATGCTATTAACCAAGCAAACCCTTTGGAGTCGCAAGCAATTGGGGTTCACAGAACACAAGTAGAAGAATTCAACGCTTACTACAAAGAAAATGGAATTGTAGGAGCCGGACACAAGCCAGACGGTACGCTTGTCATGGAGAGCAGGCAGGCACGCAATGAGGTTTTAAAACTTCGTGGGTGTCGAGATAATGATGCCGGTTATGGTGATTACGCTGGAGAAAATAGTTAGGAGATGGAGATGAGTAAGAAAGAAAAAACGCCTACGACTGAAGAGCTTGTAAACGAAGATGGAGTTATAGACGAAAAAGCTGCTGGAGAGGCGATTGACAAAATAATTGAAAAAACTAACCAAGAAATTTCTGTTAGTTTAGACAATAAAACAGAATCTGAATCTGTCGAAAAAATTCCAGAGGAAAGTTCTGATTCCAATGACAATGATGAATCTGTCGTTGATGGCTGGGTGAACTCGGAGGAAATGCAAGAGCTTATAGCGAGCCTTGGGTACACCGAAGAGGATGCTTCTTTATTTTCGAACGAAAACGATTTTCAAAGCCACGTTAAGCTTTTAGACAAAGAGTTTAAAGGCAAGAAGGTGGTTGAAGAACAAGAACTTGCGCTTGAAATAAATGAAGCTGAAGAACGGAAAAATTCAATTAGGGAAAACGAAAAGTTTAACAGTAAAAATGAAAAGCTTCCTTCGCTTGACCCTGATGAATTTGATGAGCAACTAATAGAGGTATTAGAAGCAAGAGACGCAAAAATAGCTGAACTTGAAAGACGGCTTGACGAAACAGGTCAAAGCAATGTTTTAAAGCAATTTGATTCTATTGTTGACAGCCTTGGGCATGATGATTTGTTTGGAAATTCGGAAAACTTAACTGCATCTGAGCAAAAGCAAAGAGAAAAGTTGTTTAACGAATACAAAGAAATTTACAACATACTAGAGGCAAGGGGAAAGTCGGTATCTGGAAAGAAAGCAAACAAGGGAATTGTTCTTCGGGCTTTAAACATTGAGTTTGAAGATGAACTAAACAAAAGTAACCGCCAAAAATTAAGCAAGAGAATTAAAAAGCAAGCAAAAAGAATAACAGGAAGCAATGCTGGCATTAAAGGCAACACCTTTAATGGCGACGTTACCAAAGATCCTGTGTTGCATAAATTGTTTGCTCAATTTGAAGCTGAAAACGGCTAACAATAAGGTTTTGAACAATGGCACTATATCATCATCAAATCGACGACTTTGTCGAATTAACACTCAACCGATTCAAAAAAAATGAATGGGTTGATATTTCGCTACCTTTGCAAGAATACAAATTCGCTGGTCGAGTGTTCGAAGCAAAGAAAAAAGCCGAACGAGGTGGAGCGAGATTAGAATGGAAACTGAGAACCAAAAACCAAGGTACTGCAAAGCACTCTGGATTGTTTTCAGTGGACGACACAAATCGTCGAAACGTAATGACCAATGCAAAGCAAGAATGGTCAAAGCAAACCGTAAATTACATTTACGATATCGACGAAGAATCGTTCCAGAGTGGCCCAGAAACAATCATTCGTGAAATGCAATTGCTTGAGCAAGGGCTTTACAATGATTTCTTTGAGCTAATGGAAACTGCAATGTGGACGGCTCCATCGTCAAGTTCGCTTGACCCAATGCCTCCTGCCGGTATTCCGTTCTGGTTGCAGAAAAATGCAACTCTTGGTTTTAGCGGTGGCAACCCTAGTGGTTGGTCTAACGGTGCTGGAAGTGTTAACAGCGACACTTTTGATCGTTGGAAAAACTACAGCGGAACCTACAAGCAAGTAAGCCGTGACGATTTAATTGAAAAAGTTGTTAACGCTTGCGATTTTACTTATTTCAAAGCACCAAAAAGCTACGCAGAAATTGGCGGCGGCGACCCAATGTATGAGTTCGTGACCGTTCATTCCGTGTTGGCTACTATGCGTCGATTGCTACAGGCTGGCAACGACAACCTTGGTGCTGACGTTGCTAAGTGGGCTGGCAATGTTCTTATTAAAGGCAACCCAGTAGATTGGTGTCCTGCAATCACAGACTCTTCCTCGGAAGCGTATGACTCACAGGCTCCATTTTATGGAATCAACTGGAAGAAGTTTGATTACTACTTCAAAACAGGTCGAAACATGATTAAGCACGCTCCAGTAAAGGCTGCAAACCAGCATACTGTGCGCGAGCGACACATGGACAACTGGGGCAACTTTGTTTGTTACGACCGACGACAGGGTGGTTTTGTTTTCTACACTGCTTAATTAAGCAAGGAAAACTTTTAATTTCAAATTTCAATAAAAATAAGAGGAAGATAAGATGCAACTTTTAAACAAACATGAAAACCAAAACGGTCGAGGGTTAACCTTTGATCTTTGGAAAAACTTTCCAACGGATGAGATCCTTGTTCGCAAAGATGGAAGCGTAGGCGTTGGGTGCAAACTTGATCCTGCCGCTTCGCCTTATGCAGCAGCAAGCTCAACAAACACCGTTGCTGGGTCGGGAGCAAGAGCTTTTACAGATGCTACTTGTTCAATTAGCGGCTTAACAAAAGCTCAATATTCGGGCGGGCAAGGAGTGCGACTTTTGGCTTCTGCTGACAATCAAGCTGCTGAACTTCAGCTTGGTGGTGGCGGTGAACCGTTTGTCATTTCTGACGCTGCTGCTGATGTTAAAGAATTGGTATTTGAATGCCATTTCCGAGTTGATTCAATAACAGCAGATGACGTTGCCTTTTTCATTGGGCTTGCAGGTGCGCAGGCTCTTGATGGGGATTTTATTGCCGACAACGGTGCTGACGTTGCTGATCTTGACATGGTTGGTTTAATGTCAACTCATGCCGACACAACTGGCGTAGACGTTATTTACCAAGACACTGGCAGTGCTTTTACTGTTCACAAGGCTGATTTTGCAACTATTGCAGTCAACACTTGGTACATTTTTGGTATGCGATATTTGCCAAGTACAAAAAAGCTAGACCTGTATTTTGGAGTAGGTGATAGATCAACTTCGTTGGTTAAGTCGTCTGATCCGATTATTTCGACTGACATTGCTGATGGTGTCTTCCCAGACGGCCAAGGGCTTTGTCCGACGATTGCAGTTAAGGGTGGTCATGCAGATGACGTTGCTCTTGACATTCGGACGCTTGCATGTGCGCAAGTAGCTTACGCGGCAGACTAACGGTTCGTAACCGTTTTTTTAGAGCCTCCCCTAAGTAGCTCCATCTCCAAAGGGGAGGCTTGTTTTTTAAAGGAATAAACATGCCAACTTTAAACGACGGTACGCCGGTTTCCGCTGCGTCATCATCTGACATGACGATTGAGTATTCTCAATTAGTTTCAGAGGTTGGTGAAT